TCTTGAACATCTGAACCGATGCCCTTGTCCTGACCGTCATTTGAAGCCTCCTTTTGTTTATCTATGAAGGAGATTCTTGTCCTGCATTTCTCCTCTGCTTCCTTCATTTTGTTATACAACATAAATTGATGTTTCTCCATATCCTCTGCTGATATGGGAACTATTCCCTTATGGTTTTGTGCTCTTCTTTTCTCGGTTTCCATATTCATAAGATATGGTCGGGTTAAATCTGTTACTCCATTATGATTAAGCCTCACCCCCATATGAGCGTATATCTCTACACCAGCTTCATGACATCTATCACAGAACCACGAATCGCTGGGATACCCGGGTGTGCAATGAAACCATGGTTCTTTAAGTTTATCAAATATAGATAATTTGATAAGTGTAAATGGAAATGGCACAAGGTCGGCTTTCTGTATCATGTTATTATTCTCTGTGCCACACACAGGGCAGAATTTTGCATCCCAATGGCTCATGCCAAAACCACATTTAACACACATACAAGGTATCTCATATAACCTGAACATAGTATTATCTGCTGGCATATCTATCACTTTCTTGGTTACATCAAATCTCCTGAATACACACATCGCATATGGAAATTTAGAAGCATACATTACACCGCTAATAACATCTTTATCAGCTTTAATCAACTTTTGTAAATCCGCTAATGTTACATCATATATATCATCATCCATCAATAATATATGTGTACACTTATTAAACTGTGCTAATTTTATCAATTCTATTTCAGCCATATGAACTGGTTTACGATACATAAAGTGATAACCTATTTGAAACTTTTTATTTTCCATTAAACATAAACTTGTCCAAAATTTTAGAAAGCTCTCCACAAAATCGTGTGAATAACTAAGTATAGGAACTCCTATCATTATTCTGGGTCTCCCGTCAACTGGAGGCATAATAGGAGAATCCTTCTCATATGCTTTTAAATCGCTATCCTCTCCATCACAACTAGGATGTTCCATAAGTGTTCCACCTGCTTGTTCACATATCTTCGGTGCTTCTGGCATTTCTAACTTAGGCAACTTTGGTTCTGGCAATTTGAAATCCTCGCTCATTTCATTACTCCTTTCGCTTACACCACAGTATCTGCACTATGTGGTCTGGATTTAAGCTGGAACCATTTGGTTCAGCTTTGTCTACTATCCTTAAATCTGATGTCTGATATTTGACATCTAACACATTATATCTCTTTTCAACCATCTCTAATAAGTCCTTATGGCTATACTCTACTACATGTTCCTTATTATCTGTGGCACCTGTTTCACTTGCTAGTGGTGTAGTAAGGAATAGATACTCACCTACCTTAGAAGCAAATGTTAAAAACTCATTTGGGTTATGCAGATGTTCTATCACCTCTACTGCATCAACAGCATACAGTTTATAATTTTCTGGGTTTAAGTCTTCCCATTTGTGTGGGAAAAGATGTAACTCCCCCTCTTTTAACCTGTTATACCTAAATGTCGGTAACATACCCTTTATCAATGTTTCTAAATAAGGGTCAATAGCCAACACCCTTTTAAAGAAACTCCTTAATATCGTTGCCCCATAACCATTACCACAACCAGCGTCCATAATTGACATATCAGCTTTACCATACATCTCCGCTAAATACTCATATCTTTGCGTGTGTCTTGTCGCTATATATCCAGGCATTTAAACTCCTTCGCTTGTTAATGTTAAGGGAGGTGGTTATTAGCCACCCCCCTTAAACTATTGAGTTACGGTGTTATTGTAAGGAATACTGGGTTGCACTGTGTAGCAGTAGCAGCCAAAGCTGTATTCTTTCCAATTATGGTTTTGTAATCTGCAGCAGCAAAACCAGATGCCGCAAGAGTACCTGTGACAGAGAACGCACCAACCATACCAAGAGTAGCTAAACAGATAGCTGCTCCAGCAGGTGTTCCAGCCGAATGTTTCGGTGCCGCAGGTCCGTAAGTCTGAAGCCAGAAGTAGTTTCCTGTAGTTACTGCTATAGGAGTTACTCCAACTGGTATATCCAGAACTTCGCTTCCAACCTTTACATCAGCATACGCATTTGCTATAAGATTTACTGGACCAGCAGCCATTGTCCCTGGTATGGTGTCGTAAAGAGTAAAGTTTCCAGAAGTGTTCGTCGCAACTGCTGGATGACTCTTTATCCTCATACATAATGCACCACCAGCCAACGCCTGAGATGCAGCTATCAGGTAGCCTTCTGCATACTGGTTTAAAGTTACTGCTGTGCCAACGGAAACAGAAACAACATTGACACTATTCGTTGCTGCTGTTTTTACTGCCGCAATTCCTGACTGGTTAGATGCAATTATTTGAGGTGCACAAAGCACTTCACCAGCATTCACATTTGCGGATGTAGAAAGACGGGCATAATAGAATACCTTATCTCCTACATGTAGGCGTGTTCCTAAACGAGCTTTTGCCGTAGTCGATTCTTCATAGATACTTTGGTCTACTGGAATCGTCGGGTCCATAATTTTTACAACATTACTAGGTACTGACATTTGAAACCTCCTTTTGGCTTATAGGCTGCCTCAACGTTCTCATTGTCTTGAGAGCGAGGAGAAATTAAGCTGCTATACTGGTTAAAACTCCAAGTGATGCACGCCTTGATGCAATTAAATTACCTTTCCAGACTATCTGAGCCACACGGTCCAGCTGGTTAGGTATAGTTTTCCACTCAGTCATGGTCATATTTATATCTGGGTCTACGTTGAGTCCTATGTATTTGAAATTTAAAAAATACATATATCCAGACGTGCAAGCAGCTGACCACACAACTGGTTTCCCTTTAAATGTTACGCTATCAAACATAGCATCGGCTAAATCCTTATTAACTATCTGTTTCTGTTCCATGACTTCATCTTCATACAACTCGTATGATGTCTGGTCAGTAACCATAGCTTCAGGAATATCAGACGCCTGTCCAATAGAGCAAGTGTTAAAGAGATTTCTCATGTCGCTTAATAAATAAACACTAGCGGCTCCCGTAGAAGTTTTCTGCTTATTCTTCCACCAAGAGTAGGTAGTCTGTGCTATATTACCAACAGTCCTAGCCGTGTTTGGTGTAGCGTCTATGATATTACCAAACCCTTCAGGGTCTTTTGAATCGTTGCCAGTACCATCAGCAAACAGGAAAGTTTCAAACTTATCAATGAGTGAACGCTGTAAGTTATCAATCTTTGCATTTGCTAACTGTAAGTGAGCCTGCTTGGATTTATTCTTTGCGTCATCAACATAATATCTGACTATGGAACCAGCTACGAATTTCCAAGTAAACTGTGCTGTGGTTAAAAACTTTGTATCAGACAAAGAGATGGTATCGCCTTTATCCAAAGAAGTTACCGTTTCGTTCTTTGCATAAGACAGAGGTATTTCCAAATACCTTCCACCCGTTCCATTTAATGTAATCCCACCCTTTTTGTTCATGAGCAGATATGTGGGTGTAGCGTTGAATATCTGGTCAGTTACTTCTGATTTTCTATTATTGAACGTCGATGTATACAAATCATCTAACTGTTCAGTTCTTGTTGGATTTGACATAATTTATTTCTCCAATCTATAGTATATCCTTGCCTTTGCCTACAACTTTATCCCAAGCATCATCTGCGGCATCATATTTAGATTTGAAAGTCTTGGGAGTATCTTCTTCACGAGGACCACCAGAACCAGGCTTTTCAGCACTGGCTTTGACATCCTTTTCCTTCTCCTCAACACTTTTCTCATCCTTACGATTCTGCTTAGCAATTTTATATGCCTGTTCAATAGTCAGAGGCGTTGCTGATGTTTCAAGAACTTTAGTGGTGTCATCTCTATAATCCCCGAAGTCCTTATACTTACCTTCGACTTCTTTAAGTTCCATAACAGCTAGCACCTGTTCCATTGTAACACTGACTCGGTTTAATTTTGCCTCCAACTCCTCAACTCTTTCAGCCGACAACTTTCCATCCTTGAGTTCCTTAGAGACATCTTTAATAACCTTACCAGAGCCCTTTTCAGTTTCTAGGAATGCTATGTATTTAGGATCTAATAGAGATAACTTCGCTTGATCTAGCTCTTCCTGAAGTTTTATAACTTCAGCATCTTTCAATTTGAGCTGTTCTTGTTCATCCTTGGATTTAATATCTTTTTCTTTCGCTTCATTAAGCTCCTCGCCAGCTTTCTTCTGTTCGTCGCTCATTTTACGCCTCCTTTACGTATTAAATCACGTTTATACTGTAAATAACCACGCTTTAACAAATTTAAAGCGTGTGATACATCTTTACCACACCAGCCATTACCATTAAATACAATAGTAGGTGCACTAACTTCAGTGAAATCTAATACTATTGTTTTAACGTTTCCAACTTCGCTTATTTCTTTTTCCGTTTTCATATTACCTCCTATCGCTTACTATGTTCAAAACCATTTCCACGAGATACAGGTTTCATAAATGCTTTCACCAAAAGCCCGCGTTTTTCACACTCACGTTTTAAATCTTCCTTACTATTAAATTTCATGTTAGGTAAATTAGGGTCTATATGTTCCCACTCACCTTTCTTTATCCAATCATATGAATTAAAGTTTGCTCCCAATTTTGCTCTACCACGACATGCTTTTATATATTCTTCTTCACATTGCTTACATATACCTTTAAAAAATCCATGCACTCTACAAATTGATGCTATTCGTGTCCTCATCATTTACCTCTATTCTGCATCATTATTTGAGCAGCTGCACCAGGTGGAACAGGTTGCCCTGGGTTCATCCCTGGCGCACCTTGTGGTGGATTAGCTTGAGCTAATAACTTATCTGTATCTATACCCTCAAAATTGGAATACCAGTATCTTTGTAACTCTGCTGGTATGGGAGCACCGTTAGCAATAGCACCTGCATTCATCTTGGCATACATATCCATAAGTTGCATAGCATTCTGTTTCTTTGTTTGCGGGTCAATAGGAGCACCATTGTTGGGGTCAACTCTTATGTTATACTCGGCTTTAATTTCTGGCCCTGTAAATTGCAGCCACCATTTTGCTCCGTCTGGGCCAACAACAGAACGCACCATTGAGGTGTTCCAATGTGTGAATATTATCTGGTTAAACTTACGGACTACATTAGTGATTAAATCAGCCATCATATCCCTGCGTTCATCTACTCTTATCTGATTAGCTTGATTAACTACATCTGTTTCAGTGGCTGATATGTGAGTCTTACCCATATATTCACCTACAGAAGAACGGGAAAATCCTACCATCTCTCTTATATCACCTCTTATAACTTCTCCCATCCTTTCCAAATCTGCTAAAATTCCAGATGCTCCGGGAGTAAGCGGTAGAACAGATTCTCCAATAGCAGCATCTGCTTCCACCTCAACAGCAGCTTGGACATCTTCACTGAATAGGTTCTTTATCTGTTCAGGTTTAAGAGTTCCTTTTTTGATTAACATCTTGAGTATATCTATGCGGCGATGTTTCATAGCTTGGGTTCGTATTTCGTTCATCTCAAGAAGTTGTGGTTCAATGATACGAGCGTCAGGTATGCCATAGATGTAATCAGGGTCAGGATTAAATGCTATTGTTTCACAAGGCAGTCCTTCTATCTGCATTAAATCTTCTTCCTGCCTCAAAAACTTATCGTGGTCCATAACGAAACAGATAATCTCTTTGGTCTTGGCGTCTCTAAGTTGCCATAATTCTACCCAATCGTGGTCAGTAGGAGTGAGTTGATTCTCTGGTTCTTTAATTCCTCCAGCAGGAGTAGTTCTAACCTTAGTAGCACTTCCTTTTAGAGTATCAGTATTCTTATATTTAGGGTCGGCTTTAATATCTTTAAGAGGCCTAAAAGTTCTCATAGCCACCCACTCTGCGTTCTCTTTACACTCACATCCCCAAGGGTAAACCACATCTTCAGGGCGTGCTCGAAGAAACCAAGGCATACCAGGGTTTACATTAGCGTTGTATTCAATACGATAACCCTTCTTGTCAAATTGTGTAAGAGATGCCACATCTTGTATATTATTCTTTGCTGAGTATCCGTATTCTGAGTCATATCCGATGAAACCAGTCCCCAAGCCACATAGGAATGAATCAGGTATCAACTTCTTCATCTCATATTTGGTACTAAGTTCCCTGAGTAACCAGTTATCTATTTCTTGAACCAAACGAGCATGTAACTCATATTCAAGTCCGGGTTTAGTAGGAGTTACACATACTTGTGGATTACGGAAGTAAATCTGGGGAACAGAAGAACGAAGGACAGAAAAGACAAGATTTACGGGTAATACACCATCTGGAAATTCATGCCGATAGTAACTCTTATAAATAGGCCACATATTACTACGGGCAAATTTAATCTGGAAGCGAAGTCCGTTCAATATTGCACTTTTATACCATTGTAAACTTCTCTCCTGAACCATACTATTTTCCTTTCAAGGCTTTTATCCTAGCTTTGTGCATAAGTAAACCTTTGCCTGAACCATATTTATGTGACCACTTCTTAGCCAAACTAGGATGTTTCGCCCACAAGAATCTGCGTTGAGACTCACTTTGAAAAGGCATATCACTTCCCTTTCTTCTTACTCTTTAGAAGTGCTGATAAACGAGCTGATTTCATTTTCTTTGCTTCCATATCTTTCTTACCAGAACAAGCCATGTTACCTCCTTTTCAAAGCTTTAACTCTAGGACTCTGTCTAAATTGTTTTTCATGATATTTGGATCGTCTACCTACTTGATCATACCAATCACTATTAACCATTTCATCTGCTACACCGTTCCAATCACTACGTTGTATTGCTTTACGCATAGCTTTAAAATCACCTAATTTAGCAGATCCTAAATTATATGCCATATCTACTATAGATGCCCTTTGTTCGGGAGTCATGTTATACCAAGTATTGCCAGCATATTCTCTAGCAACCATAACAGCATTATCATACATAGCATTTACTGCTATATCATTCTCTTGTGGTGTAATAGGTCTTTTACCACTAATTACATCAGCGGGGACTAACCCACGTACCATCTTATCCTTTAAATTCAATCCACTACCTACAGTAGGATTTCCCTTAGTATCCATATAAATAGTTGGAACAAATCCTTCAAACTGTTTAGTCATATCCATAGAATTTTGTGGTAACATATTCTTTCTATAATACTTCGGAGTCTTTCCTATATCATCCCAATGAAACCTATTTTGATCTGCTGGTTGAGGCACAGGATATAGATTAGCATCCACAGCCTTTTTATAATCATATCCAGAAGGATCATTAATCAAAAATGACTCCATGGGTACATTACTAAACTCTTGTGGGTAGTTATCCTGTAATTGTTTATACCAAGCCCGCACATTAGGATTAACTTTTGCTTTCTCTAACCAACTAGTTTCTCCCATATATCCCCTTAACATTAGCAAGTTGTAAATCAAAAGGAAGCCCAGTAATACCCCCACCACGTTTTAACTCCTTTTCTATTGCCTCCATTGAAAATGGATTCAATGTGCTTTGACAACGGGCAGGGATAACAGGTTTCGATATTTTATACATATACCCCAAGCAATCCAGAATATCCTTTGTCTTTGAGTATGGATAGAACTCTAACTCTTCCAAGAGAGGCTTCATACTAGCAAGAATGTGTAAACCACCATTAGTGACTAGGGGCTCTATCGAGCGTATCCTTAAGTCCTTAGCATTCGCTCTGCCGTCGTAAGGAAGCCTCTCTTGGGAGAACCACTCTCCTGTTCGTTCCATTTCTTCACGAGAGAAATGAGAAAGTGCCCGTTGATACTGCACTTCTTCTGTCCATATCTTTGAATCAAATTGGCGAGAATGTTCTTTGTAAAGGTGCATTACTTCAGTAGGATTATATCTGCCAGCATCTAATCGAGCAACCCATATATGATGTTTATCATCCATACCTGCTGTTAAGACAACATTACGAGCTGTTCCCTTTGAATCTCCCCACCCAGCAAGGTCAACAACAGTTCTCCAAATTATACCAGTAGGATAATCTCCGAAAGTAGTATGTATATTGACATACTCTTTTTTGAATACAATATCTTCTGTGGCACGGGGCATATTAAGGTACTGAGTCTCGTACATCCTGTTACCCTGTGCTGCCCTAATCTGATCAAGCACAGCACGTGGATAACGCTCAGGCCATACAGGTTCTCCCTTATCATCTTCTGCTCGTATCTCAAAACAGGCATACTGGTCTTCAAAGTTCCTAATGTAGTAGATTAAATCTCTTGGGGCCCATCTAGTCCCAATATTATGGATACACCCTGTGCCAGGATTAGCCAGAAGTGAGAAAGAGAGTTTGTGCCAACCAATAGCATTATCTATATCTTCTTGGCTTGGCATTAACTCTTGGCCTGTGAAATCATCTTTACGGGCATAAATCAAATCATCTTCTAAAATCATATCGAAATGCTGTGAGATAACTGAACCGCCTACACCAACAGCGGTATAAGTTCCTTCGGTAGCATTTATAGACCTCTCCACCTGTGCTACATGGTCACTCCATCTTGTTTTATTAAAGTCAGGTATAAGCTCAGGAAACGCGGCTTGTAACCTGTCATTATTCATCCACTCCTGTTTTATTTTGAATACCATCTTAGCGGCATTATCTATAACATTAGAAGCGATGAGAAGGCGGGCATTTGAACCTTTCCATGGGAAAATATCTTTATACTCGCCTTCCTCATCTGGGAGAGTTAGCCATATGGCTAAACCTACAGTAGCGACCCACGTCTTAAAGAAAGAACGGGGGAGTGTGGCTTGTTTAAATCTCGAAGGTGTATTAGTAAGAAATGTGCAGAAATCTCCATGTATTGAGGGAACCATATCTTTATAGCCAAGTATCTCTTTACATAAATAGTAAAGTGATTTTTGAGCTAATTTACGGTCTAGAGCCGCTTGCTGATTGAGGGGATTCTCCATTAGATTCAGCTTCTCCTGAAACATCGCTTTTAAGCTCTTCAGTTTTAATAGAATTTGTTTCTAAACAACGGGCAGGGACAGGGGGTAATTCTTCAACATGTTTATCAAGGACAAATCTTGACTTCTTTTTCTCTAATCTATTGGAAATTGTTTCCATCTCTTTCATTACTAACATCGCTGATTGTATTTCTTGGGGAGAATATTCTCTTTTTCTTGTTTCAACTACCTCAACAGGTTTACAACCTAGCTGATATAATATTTCTTTTGCCGCATCAAATTGTAATCGTTGTTTCCCCGCCCCTGAATCCATAATCTTTATTATTTTATCAACTGCACGAATATATTTAGCAGCAAATCTATCTCTAACCTTTTCTTGTATACCTGTCAGCATTAAATCTTTTCGACGCTGGAATTCAACAGATTGCATATGCACACCAATATTAGCTTGTGATTTCATACCTAATTCTTTAGCAATCTCTCCCTGTGTTTTCCCCTCAATATGAAGAAGTAAAATCTTCTGTTTTTTAGCACTCCACTCATTTTTCTTATATCTACCCATATATAGTGTTCCTCACCTTATAGTATACACTATCCCTTGTGTTTTGTCAAGCCCTTGCGCTACAATAACTTACACATTTTCTATAACTCTTTTATTCACAATTAGTTATGACTTGAAACTATTTTCTGGGTAATGTATATTTTTTAGTCTTGCAAAAACACACCACCCTCATGGGGGAAATGATTTTTTATACACTACATATGGTATACGCTTATACCGTATCATACTATTAGTAGTATAGCATATATTGTGGTGTACACTATGCCATAATACTATCTTATTGTAATCATTTGAAAATAATTATTTATATGCTTGT